GGTGTATTCTGACCACGGCAAATTCCTAGCGTCTGGCCGCAAAACCTTCTAACGCCAAGGGATTTCGGCAGTCGGACCCCGACCCCGTTCGCCCTTTGTTAGGTGAACCGTTAGCCTAACAACGTGTCCCTAACGGCCTCTAACAAGTGGCAGAGCTGCTCAAGCCCGCCGAGTTCGCCGCAATCAAGGGAGTGAGCCGAGCAACGATGCACGACGCCATGAAGGCGCGCATCGCTGGCGCCGTGGTGGAGGTTGACGGCCGCCGACTTGTTGATCGCGACCTGGCCCTGGAGCTCTGGGACAAGAACACCAGGCGCAACAACAATGCCAAGACCGGACTGCCGCAGGATCGCAGGGAGCGGCTGCCCAAGGCGGCCCAACCACCCAATCCGCCAACAGATCATGAGCTGCAGGCCTTCATTCAGGGCCTGCCCGAGGATCAGATTCCGGACCTGAACGACAGCCGTGCCAGGCGTGAGCATTACCTGGCGGAGAAGGCGCGCCTCGATGCGCTGCAGGGCCGGAAGGAGCTGCTGCCTGCTGATCAGGTGAAGGCCGAAGCCTTCAACCTGGCCCGTGCCCTGCGCGATGGACTGATGCGTGTGGCCGACCGCCTGGCGCCGACGCTGGCCGCCACGGCTGACGCGCGGCAGGTTCACCACCTGCTGACCGAGGAGATCCGGGTGGCGCTGCGGAGCCTGGGCGATGCCTGACGGTGCAGCGGTCTACCGGGCGGCCTTCCTCGAAGGACTGATGCCACCGGCCCCGATGACGGTGGATCAGTGGGCCGATCAGTACCGGATCCTGAGCGGCAAGGGTGCCAGCGAGCCCGGCCCCTGGAGGACGGATCGAACGCCATATCTGCGCGAGCCGATGCAGTGCCTGAGCCCGAGCAGCCCGGTTCGGCGGGTGGTGCTGATGTTCGGCAGTCAGATGGGCAAGACCGAGGTGGTGCTGAACTGGCTGGGGGCGATCATCCACCTGTGGCCCGGCCCGGTGATGCTGGTTCAGCCCACCGAGCTGATGGCCAAGCGCCTCAACAGCCAGCGGCTGCGGCCCCTGCTGCGTGAAACGCCGGTGCTGGCAGAGCGGATCGCGCCGGAGCGGTCCCGCGATTCCGGCAACAGCATGTTCCTCAAGGACTTCCAGGGCGGCGTGTTCGTGCTGACCGGCGCGAACTCTGGCAGCGGCCTGCAGTCCATGCCGGCCGCCTACCTGCTGGCGGATGAGGTGAGCAGCTACCCCATGGAGGCCGACGACAAGGGCGACCCGCTGGAGAACGCCGAGGCCCGGACCTCAACGTTCCCCATGGGCAAGATCCTGGTCACCAGCACGCCCGGCACCCGTGGCGCCTGTCGGATCACGGCGGAGTTCGAGACACGATCAGATCAGCGCCGGCTGGCTGCGTTCATGCCCTGTTGTGGTGCGCATGAGGTGATCCGCTGGCGTGAGCACATGGCATGGGACCGGCCCGATGGGGAGGTGTGGTGCCAGTGCCCGGCCTGTGGCGAACGGGTGGCGCAGCACCACAAGAGCACCATGCTGGCCGGTGCGCAGTGGCGGGCCAGCGCAGCAGGCGACGGCCAGACCGCTGGGTTCCACCTGCCGGCCTGGTATGCCCCGGCGGGCTGGACACCGTGGGAGCAGATCCGGGACGAGTTCCTGCGGGCCAAGGACGATCCCCTGCTGCTGAAGGGCTGGGTGAACAAGCGAGCGGCGGAAGCCTGGGAGGATGAGGCCGTGGCCAGGATCAATGCCGATGGCCTGATGGCCAGGGCAGCGGCGGACCCCTACCCGACCGGCCACTGCCCCGCCGGGGTGCTGCTGCTGCTGGCTGGCGTGGACACGCAGGACACCTGGCTAGAGGTGAGCGTATGGGGTTTCGGGCGTGGTGAGGAGAGCTGGCTGATCTGGCATCAGAAGATCGAAGGCAACCCGGCAGAGCCTGAGGTGTGGCAGCAGCTCGACACGATCCGCGCGACCGAATGGCCCCGCGAGGGTGGCGGCACCCTGCGCATCCGGCACACCGCGATCGACTCCGGCGGCCACTTCACGCAGGAGGTGTATGAGCACGCCCGCCAGCGGACGCGCGAGGGCGTAGTGCCGGTGAAGGGCAGCAGCACCAGGGCGGCGCCGCTGCTGGGGAAGGGATCAAAGCAGGATGTGAACTGGCGCGGCCGGCTGCTGAAAGGTGGGGTGACCCTCTACGCGGTCGGCACCGACACCGCGAAGCGCACCCTCTACGGCCGGCTGAAGATCACGCAGCCCGGCCCCGGTTTCGTCCACTTCGGGCAGAACGCGACCGATGAGTACCTGGAAGGGCTGACCTGTGAGCGGCTGGTGCCGCGCATGGTCAAGGGGTTTCAGGTGCTGGAGTGGACGAAGCCGGGCGGCGCCAGGAACGAACCGCTCGATACGGCGGTTTATGCGCTGGCCGCGCTGGAGCTGGTGAAGCGCCGCTACAACCGGGCCACGATGTGGGACCAGCTCGAAGCCGCCCTGCAGCAGGCCCCGGCCACCCCGGCCACCCCAGCTGCGACATCATCGCCGCGGCGCAGGGGCGGGCCGCCGCGCTCCGGCGGATTCGTGGGGAGCTGGTAAGACTGTGTACCGTGGGCTATGCCAATCCCCGCCACGATTCGCGCCGGCGACACGGTGCAATGGGTTGAGCCTCAGCAGCTCGACCTGAACGGCAACGCTGCGACCTCGGCCAGCTGGGTGTTGACCACCTTCCTGAGGTTTCACGCGACGCACGAAGGCGCCACGGTGACCGGCACAGCGCGAACGGATGGCGGCTGGGACAACACCATCAGCGCCACGACCACTGCCGGCTTCGATGCGGGTCAGTGGTTCTGGCAGAGCCTGATCACCAGCGGCGCCACGGTGATCACCGTCGGCAGCGGATCATTTCAGACCCTGCCCAGCCTCAGCTATACCGGGCAGCCGGCGTCTTATGACGGCCGCAGCCAGGCAGAGCAGGACCTGGAGGCGGTGCAGGCGGCGATTCGGGCGATCGTCTCGAAGAATGCCAAGGCGTACACGATCGGGAGCCGCAGCTTCACCTACGCCGACCTCGGCCAGCTGATGGAACGCGAGGCGCAGCTGAAGGCGATCGTTGCCCGCGAGCGAGCAGCTGAGAAGGTGGCCGCCGGCCTGGGTGATCCACGGTCGCTGTTCGTGAGGTTCGGCCGATGAGCAAGCGGAAGCGCAAGGCGCAGCAGCCCGCCACGGGCCCGGCCCCCAGGCGCCGGGCCTACGAGGGCGCCATGGTCAGCAGGCTGACGGCGGACTGGGTGACCAGCTCCACCAGCGCCGACGCCGAGATCGACGGCAGCCTGGTACGGCTGCGCAACCGCAGCCGGCAGCTTGTCAGGGACAACGGCTACGCACAGCAGGCGTTGCGCTGCATCGTCAGCAATGTGATCGGAACGGGCGTGAGGATGCAGGCCCAGGTTCCGATGCAACGTGGCCGCGGCCGGCTCGACACCGCGATCAATGACGCGATTGAACGGCGATGGGCGGCATGGTGCCATGCCGACACTTGCCACGCAGCGGGTCAGCTGAGCCTGCAGGAGATCGCCCGCCTGGCCTGGCGGGCCACTGCCGAATCCGGCGAGGTGTTCATCCGCCTGGTGCCGGAGGCGATGGGCGCGGGCGTGGTGCCGTTGGCGCTGGAGATCCTGGAGGCCGACCTATGCGACGAGGGCAAGACCAGCGGCCCCGATGCCAGCGGCAACGAGTGGCGCATGGGCGTGCGCGTCAACCGCTGGGGCAGGCCGCTGTCCTATCGGTTCCGCACCCGCCACCCCGGCGATGTTTCCGGCTCTGTCGGCTACGACGTGGTAGACGTTCCAGCCGATCAGATCATCCACCTGCGCCGCATCGAGCGGCCGGGCCAGACCCGGGGCGTGCCATGGTTCGCCGCGGCCATCAAGGCCCTGCATCACCTCGCCGGTTACCAGGAGGCAGAGGTGGTCAGGGCCCGCGCGGCCTCCTCGTTGATGGGCTTCATCACCAGCCCAGAGGGCGAGCTGATCGGCGATGACGTCTACGACGCCGAGCGGGTGACCAACTTCGAGCCCGGTGCGTTCAAGTACCTAGCGCCCGGCGAATCCGTCAGCGTGCCGCAGCTCGACGCGCCTGATGGGCAGTTTGAGCCGTTCCTTCGGGCGATGCTGCGGGGCGTGGCTGCATCGACTGGCTGCAGTTTCGAGCAGGTGAGCAACGACTACAGCCAGAGCAACTACAGCTCAAACCGGATGAGCCGGCAGGATTCGATCGAGATGTGGAAGGGTGAGCAGCAGTACGCCATCGAGCATTTCTATCGGCCGATCTTCGCCCGCTGGATGGATGCAGCGGTAGCGGTCGGAGACCTGCAGCTGCCGAACTACGACGCGCTCCGCGAGCGTTACCAGGCTGTGCGCTGGTATCCGCGCGCCTGGGGTTTCCTGGATCCACAGGTGGAGATCGGCGCCTACAAGGACGCCGTGCGCTGCGGCTTCATGACACAGGCGCAGGTTGTTGCAGAGCAGGGCGGCGACCTGGCGGAGCTTATGCGCGACCTCGCTGCAGAGCGCGAGCTGGCGCAGGAGCTCGGCCTCACCCTCGACATCGATGCCGGCAAGGTCAGCAGCGCCGGCTTGACGCAGGCTCGCCCGCCTGGATCGATCATCCCGCAGGATCCCTACGCCGCAGAGGACACGGCAGCGCAGGCCAGCAGCGACAGCCAGGACGAGCCGGAATCCCCCGACGATCCCGAGGACAGCGACGACATGGAGGAGCCCACCTGATGGCGAACGTTAACGGCACCGAGATCGACCTGTTGCCGACCGAGGGCATGCGCACCGAGGCGCAGCGGTATCGGGACTGGAAGGCCGACGGGAGGCCCGGCGGGCAGGACGCAGCAGCCGCCCGCGCCGGGCAGATCCTGAGCGGTGATGAACTGTCACCGGACACGGTGATCACCATGTCCGCCTGGTTCGCGCGGCATGAGGTGGACAAGGCCGGCGAAGGCTTCAGCCCCGGAGAGGACGGCTACCCCTCACCCGGTCGGGTGGCCTGGGCGGCCTGGGGCGGCGACCCGGGGCAGACCTGGGCTGATGCCAAGGCCGAGCGAATCAAGGCGCTGAGAGAGGATCGCGGCGCAGTCTCTAGTCTGAATGCAACATCAACCGCGCCAATGGAGCTCAGGGATCAGCTATCGCGTGAGCAGCTGCGCAGAGTCGAGGCGTTCGACTATGCCGCAGCGGTTCGCGCGGCAGACGATCCCGATGCTGAACCCTCCCGCTCCCTGGAGTTCTCGTTCTCAAGCGAGGCCCCTGTGGAGCGGTGGTTTGGCTCCGAGGTGCTCAGTCACGACGCCGGATCAGTCGACCTCAGCCGCCTCAATGACGGCGCCCCCCTGCTCTGGAACCACAATCCGGACCAGGTGCTGGGCGTCGTCGAACGCGGCTGGCTGGACGACGAGCGGCGCCGCGGCATGGTGTCGGTTCGATTCTCCCGCAGCGCCTTTGCTGAGGAGAAGTTGGCCGACATTCGAGACGGCATCCTGCGGAATGTGAGCGTCGGCTATGCCATCGCTGACGCGAAGCAGGAAAAGGACGGCTCTGTGGTTGCCACCCGTTGGCAGCCCATGGAGGTGTCCGTGGTGTCGATTCCGGCTGATGCCGGCGTCGGCATCGGGCGCAGCATCAGCGCCACACACCCAGCGGCCCAGGCCGCCCCACCCTCAACCCATCAAACCCCCGTGGAAGAAACTCTCAATCTTGACGAGGTGCGGGCTCAGGCTGCGGCCGGAGAGCGCGCTCGCGTTGCCAGCATCACCGCCTTGACCCGCCAGCATGGCGCCGAGGATCTGGCCCAGGGCCTGATTGAATCCGGCGCCTCTGAGGCTGACGCCATGCGCCAGGTGCTCGACGGCCTGGCCAAGCGCGCCAAGCAGCCCGCCACCCCTGCGGCCCCTGCTGCGCAGCCGATCGGCGGCGGCTCGGCTGACATCGGCCTGAGCGAGCGCGAGGCCCGCTCTTTCAGTTTCGTGCGGGCCATTCGCGCCATGGCCTACCCCCAGGACCGCGCCATGCAGGAGGCCGCGGCCTTTGAGCGCGAGGTTTCTGATGCGACCGCCTCGCAGATGGGGATGACCCGCGACGGCTTCCACGTTCCCCATGACGTGCTCCGCCGTGATCTGACCGTCGGCACCGCCAGCGCTGCCGGTGATCTCGTCTTCACCGACGCCCGCCCCGGTTCGTTCATCGAGTTGCTCCGCAACCGACTGGCCCTCTCCACCCTGGGCGCCCAGACCCTGACCGGACTGCAGGGCCCCGTAGCCATCCCCAAGCAGACCGGCGGAGCAACCGCCTACTGGGTCGCCGAGAAGGGTGAGCCCACCGAGTCCAACCCGACCGTGGGCCAGGTCAACCTGGCACCGAAGACCCTGGGCGCCTTCACTGAGTTCAGCCGCCGCCTGATGCTCCAGTCGTCTATCGACGTTGAGACCATGGTTCGCAACGAACTCACAACCGTGATGGCCCTGGAGATCGACCGGAGCGCCCTCTACGGCATTGGCTCCAGCAGCCAGCCGAAGGGCCTGAAGTTCATCACGGGGCTGAACACCGAGGACTTCAACGCTGACAGCCCCACTTATGCGGAGCTGGTCAGCATGGAGACCAAGGTGAACGCCGACAACGCCGACATCGGTGCGATGGCCTATCTCACCAACTCCACCCGGTACGGCGCCTTCAAGACAACCGAGAAGGCCAGCAGCACTGCTCAGTTCGTGCTGGAGCCCGGCGGCACGGTCAACGGTTATGCCGTCGTTCGCTCCAATCAGGTGGAGGCCGGGGATGTTTTCTTCGGCGTGTGGAGCGCGATGATCATGGCGATGTGGGGATCGCTCACTTTGCAAGTGAACCCCTATGCACTCGACAAGAGCGGCGGCGTTCGCGTCACCGCCTTTCAGGATGTTGACGTGGCAGTCCGCTACCCCGAGTGCTTCACTCGCGGCAATAACACCCTCTGACCCTGAGACATGAGGATTCGGATCCTGAAGCAGACCAGCATCAATGGCCAGCCCGCGAGGGTTGGCCAGCTGCTGGAGCCCTCCGACGCTGACGCCCGCACCCTGCTGGCGATGGGCAAAGCGGAGCCGGCGCCGATGGACCCGGATCCCGTGATCCTCACTCCCGAGGCGGCAGCGCCTCGCCCCCGCAAACCTCGCCCCCTCACCTGACCATGGCCCTCACCCAATACGCACTGGAGAAGCTCCAGCACTTCCCCCTTCATCCGGTGGCCTCTGAAACGGCCAACTTCACCGGCGCAACCACAAACATCGCTGACCTGAAGGATTTCGAAGGCGACATCCAGGTCATCCTCGACTCCGACGGCGGTGCATCCGGCACCCGCACCCTGGCCCTCAAGCTGCAGCACAGCGCCACCACGACCAGTGGTGACTTCGTGGATGTGACCGGCGGCGGCTTCACGTCGCTGACCACCTCGGCCAGCAAGCAGGTGATCACCCTCAACAGTGATGACCTGCGGCGCTACGTCCGACTGGTGACCACGCAAGGCGCTGGCAGCACCTACATCTATTCCGTCAACGGCTACGGCCTGAAGAAGTACGAGGGCTGATCCATGGCGATTGTCGAGGATCCTGTCGTCTACCTGGAGGACCACGGAGTAACTGTCACCTCTGGGGCCATTAGTGGACTTGGCATCCTCGACATGCCTGGCGATTTTGTGCTTGGCGGGGAGGCGGTCGTGACCGATTACTCAGTCATCGCAGAAGCGTCAAAGTTTGGCAGCCTGAAGTACGGGGCGGCAATAACCGTTGCCGCAATTGCCTACATCGTCATCGACAATCGGCTGGTCGATGATGGAACATACTGTCAGATCAGCCTCAAAAAAACCTAGCCATGGCCCTCGCTGCGATCACCTCTGTTAGTTTTGCCAGGCCATCAAATACGACGGCCTACACCGCCGGCGATGTGATCGGCGCCGCTGATGCTGGCACGCCAGCAAACGCAGGAAGTGCCGTGCACCGCCTCACTGGCGTCACGCAGTCTGACCGGTTCGTGCTGCTCAGTGACGCGCAGGTGATGATGAACCGCTCTGACGTGCCGTCAGGAATGTCTGGCTTCCGTCTGCACTTCTACGACGCCGCGCCCGAGGCGATCCTGGACAATGCTGCGTTCAACCTGATTGCTGCCGATCGCGTGCGCTGGCGTGGCTCCGTGGACCTGCCGACCCCGCTTGACCTGGGCGACACCATCGTTGCGCAGGTGACCTATTGCGGGCTGCTGCTGCCCGTTGTGGCTGGCGCCGTGGATCTGTTTGTGCAGCTGCAGGCGTTGGGCGCGTGGACACCGGCCAGCGGCACGGTCCACACAATCCGCGCTCGTTTCGTGGAGGCCGGGATGTGAGGCGGCCGCTGGCTCGAACGCTACTGCAGTCAGCGGCCCCATGGCTCCGCGATTCCCTGTGGCGCCGTGCCAGTGCGGTGCCTTCGCTAGACCTGCGCTTTGCTGAGAACAAGAGCCTGAACGATGCGGTGTCGGGTCAGAACCTGATCACATTCACCCGCGCCAGTTCCGCCACCTTTGTCAACAGCCAGGGCTTGATTCAGGCTGCCGCTGCAAACGAGCCACGCTTCGATCACAGCCCACTGACAGGTGAGAGCCTGGGGCTGCCGGTGGAGGAGGCGCGAACTAATCTGCTGTTGAGGAGTGAGGAGTTTGATAACGCGGCGTGGAACTCTTCTGCTGGAGCGCGATCAGTCACGGCAGACGCGATTGCATCTCCAAGTGGCACAACAACTGCCGACAGAATCACGGCTGACGGCACAAATGTTCCGCACTTTGTCAGTCAAACAGTCACAGTAACCAATGCCGCACATGCGTGCAGCGTCTTTACCAAAGCCGGAACATCTAGCACGCTGGTGATTCGTGCGTTTTCGGCGCTTGGCGGAGCAAATGTGTTCTTCAACTTGAGCAACGGCACCGTTGGTTCAACGGCCCTAGGCGGAGTCGGTTCAATCGTGGCGTACCCAAATGGATGGCATCGCTGCGTTATGACGTTTACGCCTCTTGCTGCGACAGGTGGACTCGGGCTATACATTGATGACATTGCAGCCAATACCGCCACTGGAACGCTGCACCTCTGGGGCGCCCAGCTTGAACTCGGCGCCTTCCCCACCAGCTACATCCCAACCACCAGCGCCACCGTCACGCGCAGCGCGGATATGGCCGACATCATCAACACTGCCATTGCCAACGGCATCCGTACGTTTTATGCCGAGTTCCGCAGCCCTGCATCCGCTACACGTGGCGTCGTCAGCCTGAACGACAACAGCGCCAATGAGCGCGCCGCGATCAACAGCAGCGGCACCGATCCGCGCTTGGTAGTTGTTGATGGCGGCGTGACGCAGGCCGACATTGACGCTGGCACCATCGTGGCCAATGCCCGCAGTCGGATGGCCGTTCGCATCAGTGCTGACAACTTTGCCGCCAGCTTCAATGGTGAGGCTGTGGTGTCTGACACCAGTGGAAGCCTGCCCACCGTGGATCGCTTGTTCATCGGCCGCTCGCAAGCTGGCGAGTATCTGAACGCCCCCATTGCACGACTGGTGGGCTGGCGCGAGGCGCTGCCGAACATTGCCTTGCAAGAACTGACCCGATGAACTGCTACCGCTTCCCCGAGCGCGACACGTTCCGCGCCCTGGCCGCCGCTGAGGAGTTGATCACTGAAGACGGCGAGCTGATTGCCTGCGGTCATACCCACGCCATCGACGAAGTGGGCATTATCTCCAGGGGTGGTGAATGGGATCCCGAGACCGGCGATGTGATCGTGCCGCAGACCATCATCAACGGCTGGCACGTCAACTTCCTGGGCGATCCGCCGCCAGCTTGGGATGCGTTCCTCGTGGTCGTCAATCACCCGAGTCGTGTGTTCCTGGGCGGCGCAATCCACGCCCCGAAAACCGCAATCCTGGAAGCCATCGCGCAGCTGCCATGAACCCCTACCTCCGCGCTGCCAAGGTCAGTCAAGAGCTGCGGCAACAGGCAGTAGAGGCCCTGAAGCATCGCCTGGCTGAGGAGCCGCCTCAGCCCTGGAATGTGTCCGCGACGGCCAGTGTCAATACGTCGGCGAAGGACCTGGCGACGCCGCAGGACGAGGCGTTGGCGTTGTCAGAATGAGGGCATCTGCTGCCTCTGCTGTGCCCCCTGAGCACGATGTTACTCATCGAGATTTATGGGTCAAATTGGCTGAGCTGGGCGGCAAGCTCGACACCATGGCCGCCATGGTGGCGGACAGGAAGGAGGACATCTCCCGCATTACGAAAGATCTGGATCACCTCTTTACCCGCCAGCGGTTGATGGAGTCGAAACTCGCCCAGATATGGATGATCGGCCTAGTGCTCACCATCGTGATCCCGACAGCTGCGACGCTCTGGGCCGCCAAGCTGTCAGCCCCGGCCGTTGAGATCCAGGAGAACGGGCGATGATCTGGATCACAACTGCATTGCTGGCCGCATACATCGGCGTCTGTGAGGTGCGGGCCCCTGATGCTTGGAAGGCGTGCGAAGGGCGCTGGAACTGGGCGCTGGGCGTGCTCGTGCCCAGCCCGCTGAACGGCGTTGCCAAGCTGCTGCCCCTGCCCTCGAGGCGTCGCCGGCAGACTGAGCCCGAGCAGGAGCCACCGGCATGACCAGCAAGAGCGAGCGCATCCTTGACCGCATCGAAACCGTGCTGGCTGGCACCTCCGGCGTGAGCGGTCGGGTGTTCCGCGACCGCTGGGAGGCTCTGAGCCGGGGGGAGATGCCAGCCCTGGCGATCTACCCGGAATCGGAGTCCGACGACGTCGAGGCCACCTGTGGCGTCACCTCTGATCTGTTCGTGCGGGTCGACGTGCTGATCAGCGGCGCACCGCTCAGCACCCTGGCCGACCCGGTGCGGGTCAGCGCCCATGCCCTGCTGATGGCCGAACCGTTCACCGGGCTGCAGGTGATCCACTGCTATCCGGATGGCAGGAGATGGGATGCGGAATCGGGCGAGATCGGCATCCTGAGCTGTCGTTATCGTGTGGCGTATCGAACGACTTTGGCCTCGATCGAATGACCGAGCCACTCCCACCCCTGCCGCCAGCTGCTGGCACCTACCTCCTGCAGGAGGATGGATCGCTGCAGCTGCTGAGCCGAACCGAACCCGCACCCTCTCCCGCCCCTACCCCCTCCGAGGTGATCTCCGATGGCACTGACTCGCCGGCAGCTCCTGATGGTGAAGAAGGAGACGACGTACGGAACGTCAGCAAGCGCCGCCGGGACTGATGCCCTGCTGGTCCTGGATCCTGAGCTCACCCCGCTGGACGGGGAGATCCTGGAGCGCGAGGTGATCGACACTGCGCCGGGCCGGGTGCGCTCGCGGATCATCGCCCAGCGGAAGATGGGGCTGAGCTTCGGAGTCGAGGCGGCCGGCAGCGGCACCGCCGGCACTGCGCCGAAGTACGACCCGCTCCTGCTGGCCTGTGGGTTCGGTTCAACCATCGTGGCCAGCACCAGCGTGACCTATGCGCCGGTGTTTCCGGCCACGGATTCGTGCGAGCTCTACCACTCCTGGGACGGCAACAAGCACCAGGGCCTGGGCGCCAGGGGCACGGTTGAGATGGTCTTCAACTCCGGCGCGACCCCCCGGTTCAACTTCAACATGACCGGCATCTACGTGGCGCCGACCGACGTTGCCAACCCCTCGCCGACCTACAGCAACCAGGCCGCACCGCTGGCCGTGGATGCCACGAATACCGCGACCGTCACGGTGGCCGGGATCTCTGCCTGCATGGCGGAGTGCAGCATCAACGTCAACAACACCGTCGAGTTCTTCGACCATGCCGGCTGCACCAAGCAGGTGCGGATCACGGATCGCATGGTGGAGGGCAGCATCACCATCGAGCGGCCTGACGCGCTGAGTACCAAGGATTTCTACGCCCTGGCACTGGCCGGCACCAGCTCGCAGGTCACCTTCACGCATGGCACCGTGGCCGGCAATCGCATCGTGGTGAACCTGCCGACCGTCAATTTCGGTCCGCCTGCCCCGACCGACCTGCGCGGCGTGGCTGGCTTGCAGATTCCATTCGTGGCGCTGCATACTGCCGGCAGCTCGGACGAGCTGACCATTGCGTTCACCTGATGGGATTCAAGCTCAGCACGGCCAGCAGCTACCCTTGGCCCGTGGTCGGCGAGCTGGCGGGTCACCGCTACAGCTTCACCGGGCATTTCGCGTTTCTGCCGCAGGATCGGATTGATGAGCTGTTGGTTGGCTCCGCCCGCCGCGAGGCCCTACTGAGACGCGGCGAAGACGATCCCGAGCTGCAGGGCATGAACAATCGCGCCATCGCCGCTGAGATATTGGTTGGCTGGGATGGCGTCACTGATGATGATGATGAGCCGATCGCATTCAGCCCGCACGAGCTGGAGAAGTTCCTGAAGATCCAAGGCGTCGCTGGTGCCGTGGCCAAGGCCTGGGGCGAGAGCCTGGAGGGCGGCCGCCGGGGAAACTCCAAGGCGCCGCGCGGCATTGGCTGAGCGGCGCTAGCGGTGGCACTGATGAGCTCGAGCGGTCGGCAGCGGACTGGGGCCTGGAGCTGCCGCCCGAGCTGCTGGAGCCGGAGCACTTCGAGGTATGGCCGGAGAACTGGCCCGCCCTGCAGCTGTTCATCCGATGCCAGACGCAGTGGCGAATCAGCGTCAACGGCAGGGCCGGCCTGGATTATGGCGCGATCATCGCCACGGCTAACCTGTACCAGACCTCGGATCTGCCGCGCGTGATGGACGACCTGCAGATCATTGAGGCCGAGATTCTGATGCAGGAGGCGAAGCGCTGATGGCCTTCAACATGGACGCCCTGCTAAGGATCAAGGCAGCGGTCACAGGCGCAGACCAGGTGGCGGCGCTGGGCAACAAGTTCAACCAGGTGCAAGGGGCAGCCGCCAAGCTCACCAGCGGCGTGGGTCCGCTCGGGCAGGCCCTCGGCGCCCTGGCGCCTGCGGTCACGGTGGGCGGGCTGGGTGCGCTGGTGATGAAGACGATCGAGGCGGGCGACAATATGAACGATCTGAGCCAGCGCACAGGCGTCAGCGTCGAGGCCCTGGCCAGGTTCAAGAAGGCAGCAGCTACCAGCGGCACGGACATCGACGCGGTGGCCAAGAGCCTGGGCAGGCTGAGCAAGGGCATGTACGAGGCGGCCACGACCGGTAAAGGCCCGGCGGCCGATGCGCTCAAGACCCTAGGGATTAGCGCCAAGGATGCTGCCGGCAATCTCAAGAGCGCTGATCAGGTGACACTGGAGATCGCTGATAGGTTCAAGGCCATGCCTGATGGCGTCGAAAAGACGGCTCTGGCCATGCAGCTATTCGGCAAGTCTGGCGTTGAGATGATTCCGATGTTGAATGAAGGCGGCAAGGCGATTGATTCGCTCAGCGTCAAGATGACAGCGGCATTTGCCAAGAAGGCCGACGAATACAATGACAAGTTGGCCGTTCTTTCTGGCAAGGTTGGAGGCCTGGCCGCTGGGCTCACCGTGGCCCTGCTGCCCGCTCTCAATGCCATCGCTACGGCTCTCACGTTCGTGGTGGATGGCTTCACAAAGCTGCCCGCTCCCATTCAGGCAACCGTTGGCATCGTGGCCGGGCTTGCGATTGCTCTGGCCGCCCTGGCGCCGGTGGCCACTTCGGTCGTGACCATACTCGGAGCGCTCTCCAGCACCGGCATCGCCACGGCGATCGCTGGTATCGGCACGGCGATCACGACCGCCCTCGGTGGTGCGCTCGCCTGGGTGGGCTCCACCTTCCTGCCCGCGATGCTGGCGTTCTTCACCGGCCCGGTGGGCTGGATCACGCTGGCGGTGATCGCCGTTGGCGCCATGATCTACGCCTTCCGCGAGCCGATCGGGAAGTTTCTCGCATGGGTTGGCGAAGGTATCGCCAACATGGCCAAGATCATCAGCGACGGAATCAAGGGCGGCATCAGCGCCGCCTGGAACTGGCTTCAGGACGCGGTCGGCAACGTGGCCCAAGCCCTGTCCAGGCCATTCGAGGTGGCGGTGAGGGGAATCAAGGCCGCTGTTCGTGGCGTCCTGCAGTACGTCGCCAACAACGTCAACACCGTGGCCAGGCTGGTCAATAACCTGATCCGCGGCTTCAACCGCCTGCCGACGCCTGACCTGCCCGAGATCCGAATAATTGAGGTGCCCTCGTTCCAAGGCGGCGGCTACACCGGCAGCGGCGCACGCTCTGGCGGGCTTGATGGCCGCGGCGGGTTCATGGCGATGCTCCACCCTCAGGAGACCGTGATCGATCACACTCAAGGTGCAGCCGCCGCACTGGGAGGCGTCGCCACCGCCGCGGCCTCCGCCCCCTCGATCACGATCCAGACCGGCCCGATCTACCGACTGCCCGATGGCACCGATACGGTCAGCGTCGGTGACCTGCAGGCCGCCATGCAGGCCACCGCAGCGGCCGTAATGGGCCGGCTTCGGCGACCCGGCGCACAGCTGGCCCTGGGGATCCGCTGATGGCACGCGGCCAAGCCCTGTTCGTGCAGCTCCGAGACGAGGCGGGCACCGTCACCTATGCCCGCTGGCAGAGCTTCTGGATTGATGCCACAGTGACATGGGAGAGCCAGCCCTGGGCCTACATGCCGATGGACTGGGCCGGCATCACCAGCGGATCAGCCGGTGGCGATCAGGCGACGATCACCCTGCCGCGGCTGCCCTCGGTTGATGGCATCATGCGCCGCGCACTGGCTGGCCCCTGGCTGGCGGTGCTGAACGTCTATCAGTTCGATGAGGCCCTCGATGCCGGTGCACCCCAGGCGGGGCAGGTGCTCGTGGGTTCGTGCATCGGGCAGGTGATTAGCGCCAGCGCAACGGCCTCCACGATCGTGCTCAGGCTGGGCTCTGCCCTCTCGCCTGTCGGCGCGCAGTTCCCACCGGTGACGGCAACGGATGCCCTGATCGGAGTGCCTTGCGTCCTATGACATATCCCGCGTTTATCAACAGACGGGAGAGCTTCAATCCCGACGGGACGCGACGGCAGGCAGCAGTCGATCAGCAGTCGTTTTCCCTGCCGGTGATCGCCCCGGATGCGACCGAGGCCGAGAGCGGCCGGCTGCCACCTCCGGCGCAGGCTGCTGAGGCAGCAGCCCAGACCCCGCTGAACTCACCGCAGCAGGCCATGGCGATCGGAGAACCGGTGCCAGTGGTGTTCTGCCGCCGTCGAAACAACATCGGCGGAGTGCTGCTGTTCCCGAAGGCGACAGAGGCGGCCTTCTCCAACTCCTCCACGCAGCAGACGGCGCGCTATCACTGCGTCCTGGGAGTCGGCCCGATGGGCTCCATCCAGGTGCGCGATTTCCGGGTGGGCGCCTGTCGCGTCGGGACATTCTCCCAGAACTTCGACAAGCGGGCCGGCACCTGGGCACCGGGCAACACCGCCACGGTGCAGAGCGGCTATCAGGTGCCGACCTTCCCGACCGCCTGCGGTGGCGGCGGCGCCTACACCGGGCTCAGCACCCTCGAGTTCAGCAGCACCACGGTCGGCGGGTCTGACGACTGGCGCCTCGGCTGCAATGTGTTCGTGCGCGAGGGAATGACCGTCTCCCGTCTACTCGGCGGCAGTGGCGCATCCGATAACTTTGTTGATTTGCTTTTGTGGGCCCTGCAGCGATCGAGCAGGGTGCCGGCCGCGATGATCGACATGGCCAGCTTCACCGCCGCGGCGCGGTTCCTGGACGTGAACGGCCTGTTCTGCAATGGCGAGTTCACTGAATCCGGCAACCTGGCAGATTTCATGGTGCGGATGTTGCCGTACTTCCTGCTCAGGGAGACGCGCATCGGCGGGAAGTACGGGCTGCGCCCGTTGGTGCCGATCAACACAGATGGAACCATTGACACAAACACCCTGGCGCCGGACTGGGTGCTGACGGAATCGGTGATCCTGCCCGGCAGCTTCTCGCAGGAATGGAGCGATGCCGGCACCCGACTGGCTCCCCGGCTGGTGATGATGTGGCGCCAGCAGGACGACACCAGCCTGCCGATTGTGCGAACCCTGCATGTGGGCCTGGGTCGCTCAGGACCGCCGGAGCAGCACGACCTATCGCAGTTCTGCGCATCAGAGATTCATGCGGCACGGGTCGGCGCCTACTTTCACGGGCGTCGCTACCTCTCAACCCATACAGGCAGCTGCACCCTCCTGCCAGGCAGCCAGACGGGCAGGATCAGCCAGGGCGACGTGGTGGCCATCAACCTGCCATTGATCACTGGCCGGGAGGCGGACGGCGCGATCGCAGACTGGTACGCCGTGGAATCGGTGACGCCAGCGGCTGATGGGTCAGAGGCCCTCACGCTCTCGCATTTCCCGGTGGATTCAATGGCCCGCAGCCTGCTCGCCCTGCAGGTGGCAGGCGCCACTGCGCCTGGAAGCCTGTTGCCCTATCACCCAATCGGCGCCTGCGACGTGCCAGGCCGGAGCACTGATCAGTCCGTGCCGGCCAGCAGCACCAGAGGCAGCGAAGTGCAGTTCACAGACTGGGGCGGCGGCCTGACCGTCGGCCCTGGAACTACCTCTCAGGGCAGCGGTGGCAGTGGCAGCGGTTCCGGCACCTACGACACCAGCACAGTTCCCGATTATCTGCCGGAATCTGAGGAGGCGCCCAAGTCACCGCCGGTCAATCCCGCAATGCCGGGCGGACCATTGAAGCCGTCGACAGAGATAGACAACCCAGATCCGGGCGCTTACGCCGACGAATGCCCAAACGGAACGCAAACGGTCTATGTGCGTGTTCATTATGCGGCGCTTTCTTTAAGTAGCGCACAGCCAGCAAATACAAGCATTGCCACGAAGTGGGGCATGATCTCCAGCGTGGAAGGGTACTCTAGCGGCGGCCCTGTGGTGCTCAACAGGATATATTACCAAACGCCACAGGGTGTTAATACCACCGGCATTGTCTTCTCTACTCGCGACGTAAACGCAGGCACCCCAGGCTACAACGTGAACATCCCCCTGGAGCTTGAGCAGTACGCCTACAGCTGCGACGTAGGCGGCGGCACTCCTGGACCGATCGTCAATAGTAGCCGGTACACGGTGAGCAAAGGCGACACTCTCCCCGACATTGCCAGCAGAAGGCTGGGCAACTCTAACCGTTGGCCTGAGATATACAACCTCAACAAAGACAAGATTGAGAATCCAGACCTGATCTACCCGGGCCAGGTGCTCAAACTGCCCGCCCCCTGATGGCCGACTTTCCCGCTCTGGTTCCATCTATCCGCCCGCTCACCCCGGGGCTGTGGGGCGGAGTGACGCATCGCGCCATGAATGGCCAGGTCAGCGGCCTGCGGCGGTCGTCTGCTGAGATCGGCCGACGAGTGAGCTTGCGGTTCGAGAACATTACCGAAGCGCAATTCCTGCAGATCGTTGATCACTATCGCGGCCAGCGGTCCGGCCTTGATGGCTTCAACTTCAACAGCACCACCCTGCCCACGGCCTACACCGCCAGCGGCCACACCTGGCTGTATGACGGCCCGCCTCAGGTGGTGGATCGTCATGCTGATGTGTTCACGGTTGAGCTTGAATGCCGCAGCGAACCGCGCGGACCGTTCCGTGTTTCGGGCGGTGCGTTCACGATTCAGCCTGCCCTGGCGGCTGGCGGGGCCACGGCGATCATCCAGGGCCTGGCTATCACGCCGGTGGAGTCACTGACGGCTGGCACCATCACGCCGATCGTCACAGGTGCGGCGTTCGTGGTAGGCGCCACTGGATTCCTGTCACCCGGCGCCCCGATATAGCCTGTAGCCAGCCTGCTCTGAGCCGCCGTGGCCTCCGTCATCTACACCAGCTTCTTCCGTGACATGGCAAAGGGGGACATCGACCTCGACACGGTTACGGTAAAGGCGATGCTCACTACCAACAGCTACACCGAGAATAAGGATCACGACCGGCGCGATGATGTAACGAACGAGATCACGGCCACCGGCTACACCGCTGGCGGAGTGACGATCACGCCGACGGTCTCGGCCGTGGACACCACCAACGATCGGGTGACGATCACATTTCCGACCGCCACCTGGAGCGGCTTCACCGGCACCGCCCGGCGACTCGTCTACTACGTCTCCACCGGCACGGCAGCCAATGACAACCTCATCGCCTGCGTCGACTTCGGCAGCGACGTGAGCCGCACGGCGGCCACCTTCGAGGTGTCGGCGTCAACGATCACGATTCAGAACTGATGGCTGCCTTCCCCAACATCGAACCGACCGGCCGCAGCTACGGCCTCGGCGCGCATCCTGTGGAGATCGCCGCATTCAGCAGCTCGGACGAGGTGCGGTTCCTGCAGGGCGGCACCTCCTCCGGCGTGCCGATCTCCCTGGAGTTCCGGGGCCTGTCCACTACCAACGCCACCGCCATCCGCGACCACTACCTGGCGCAGAAGGAACACCAGAGCTTCACGATCCCGGCGCATCTGTGGCGCACGCACACCAGCGTCTCCGATGTTGTGCCCTCAACCCATGCCTACATCTACGCCGGCCCACCGCAGGAGTTGCCCCGCTCGGGCGGGCTGGTAGACGTGGCGGTTTCAATCGTCTCCGTGTTCTGAGCCATGGCAACCCCGACACTGGCCACCGTCCGCGCCGCTGCTGAGGAGGTGGCCAAACGCGGCCAGCTGCTGCCCCACCAGCTGGCCGCATTCTCCGCCTTGGATGCTGCCCTGACCCCTGAGCAGCGGAGGGCCTTCACGGACGGCTGGCGGGCCACGGGCAGCCCGGCAGCATCACCAGCCCCGGCGATCACGGCAGCCCGGCAGACAAACCCGCTCAGCGGATTCCCATTCTTCAGCCAGCTCGACAACGGCCCGGATGGATGGAGGCAGTGTCAGACGAGCTCGATTGCCATGTGCCTGGCCTACCTGGGCGTGCCCAGCGTCCGCGACGATCTCGACTACCTGAAGATCGTCCAGAGGCACGGCGACACCACGAGCCAGGCCGCACACCGGGCGGCGCTGGCGGAACTGGGAGTGCGGGCCCGATTCGTGCAATCCTGCTCTGCGTCGCAGCTGCAGGCTGAAATCCGCTCTGGTCTGCCCGCGGCCCTGGGCTTCTACCATCACGGGCCTGCGGGCGCCCCCTCGGGTGGCGGGCACTGGCTGGCGTGTTTCGGCTTTGCTCCGTCCGGCTGGATCGTGAACGACCCCTTCGGGTCATGCGACCTGATCAATGGTGGGTGGGAGCATCGAGGCGGCACCACCGGGAAGGCACAGCTCTACTCCTACCGCAACTTCAACCCGCGATGGCTGGCCGAAGGACCACGATCGGGCTGGGCCTGGCTGTTCAGCTGAGCGGCACCGATCGCCCCTGGCTCACCAGCAGATCCCGATAGCGGGCCATCAACCTGCGGCCATCACGATCACGCAGGCAGACGCCATGGCTGCAGATCTCCCAGGCCGCTCCGCCGGCATCATCAACTACGACGCGCAGCTCGTCCGGGCAATCAAACTGAACCGACGGCTGCGGTGATCCCATGGGCGGTGATGACGGTTGGCGGCTGGATCCGGCGCTCAGTCTGAGCGCAGCTCTGGCCCTGGAGGCAGCACGCCGCGCAATCCCCCGTCTTCATCGGCACGACTTGGAGGCCCAGCTGGATCAGGCGCTGATCGCCATGACGCAGCACGATCACCTATTGCGCCAGGTGCTGGCTCGGGTTATTGAACTCGAGACCCAGCTGGCCCTGGTGGGGCAGTCAGACCGGCATCGGCACTGGGCGGCGGAGCTGATGCAGGAGCTGGCGGAGCATCGAGGCTGAGCTCAAGTTTCTGCAGCACCTGCGGCGGGATCATGTCCCGCCGCAGCAGGTGCTCCAATCGCTTGAGCACTTGCTGGATTCGATGCTGCCCGCAGCCCTCCTGCTCCGCCAGCTCGCGCGTGGTGCGATGGGGTCCGCCGATCCCATAGCGGGCGCAGACCAGCCGGGCCAGCCGAGGCGATGACCTGCGCATCCGTTGGATCCGTTCGTGCAGTTCTTCCCGCTCCAGGTCCGGGCCCCTGGCATGCGATGGGATTACATCGCTCAGCTGCGAATCACCCTCTCCGATCGGTACATCGAGGGATGCGCAGCCGCGACCGCGCTCCATGTAGAGCTCGATCTCCTGAGGCGACACGCGCATCTCCTCCGCGATCTCGGCCAGGCTCGGCGGCCGGCCGAGCGTCAGCTCCAGCTGGTGGTGGCGGGCATCGAATCGGGCGAGCGACTGCGCAAGGCTGGTCGGCAGGCGGATGGCGCGGCCCGTCATCATGCCGCCGCGCGATATTGCCTGGCGGATCCACCAATAGGCGTAGGTGCTGAACTTATACCCGCGCTCTGGATCGAACTTCTCAGCCGCTCGCTGGAGGCCGATGGCACCCTCCTGAAGTGCATCGGCCCGTTCGAGGCGATGGCTGTATTTCGCAGCCACCGACATCACCAGTCGCAGATTGGCGGCCACCATCCGATCCCGCGCCTTCCGGCCACGGCGGATGGTGGCCTGATGCTCGCGGTCTGGCGGGCCTGGCAGTGGCGCCGACCCTTTCGGGTGATCCTGCCAGGCGCGGACCAACGCCCCGAGGTGAAGCTCCTCCGCTGGTGTGAGCAGCGGCACCCGGCCAGCCTGGCGGAGCCAATGACCCACCATCTCATCGCTGCCGCTGGCCCTCATGGCGGATCCAATGGCGCCAGCAGCGTGGCCGCCAAGGCCAGTACGCCAGTCAGGCAGGCCCCCCAGGTGGAGGGCCAACCGATGATCAGCGCCGCGACCGCGACGGCCAGCAACAGGCAGGAGCAGAGCAGGCGCTGGCGACGGAAGCAGCGCGCCCGGTAACGAGCGGCGCCACGGGTGACGTGGACCTGATCGATGTGCCCCCTCATGGCGTGTCTCCTGGGATGGTCCGAGGTGGCGGGAACTGAGGCTTGGGGATGATGGTCGGCTTCGGCGTGGCGGGCCCGCCCTTGCCGTTGCCACGCTGGACGCGGCCAGGATCGAGGCGTAGGGGCGGCGAACCAACAGGTCCGCGTCTGTTCTCGTGGTTGAACCGGCGGCGCGGATCGTCCTGGGTTTCGCGGTCGAATCGCCCGAGGATCCAGCCAACCAGGAAGCTGCCGCAGGCGACGGAGAGGAGGGCGGTCATGCCTGCCCCCGGCTCAGCAGGTGGCGACCCCAGGCCACCGCGACGGCGACGGCCTGAGCGTTCGGTGGCACCCCGTAGGACGCCTGCCACCAGGCCCGATACTCCGCCTCGAGGGCGGCGGTGGAGATGGCCGCATCAGCGGCCCGGAGTGCGGCGATGGTGTCCGGATCCATCATCAGAATGGGGGCTCCTCTTCACCGGCGAACTCATCGACATAGCCGGCAGGCTCGGCGACGCTGTATCCGTCCTGCTCCTCGAAGCCGTCGGTAGCGTCCTCCTCCTCGCGGGGCACGTAGGCCAGCACCTGAGCAGCGCGAGGCCACAGGGACAGCCCGACACCTTCAGGCCGCTCCCAGCCGGCGGCAGTGAACTTGATGATCAGCTCCGAGCCGTTGCCGATGGCGGCACCGTTCCAGGGCTGCTTCTTGGCGTCGATGATCTGCGGCCCTTTGACCTTGCTGCCATCGTCGTTGATGAACTCCAATGTCTTGAACTTGACGACGGTGATCGACGGATCCTGTGCGTCTTGCTTCCAGGGCCTGCCCTTGTCGCTGATGCGCTTCTTCGTGCCGTGCGTGTCCGTCAGGATCGCCTCGAGCTTCGCCATGAATGCCTTGTGCTTCGGATTGGTGCCGGGGCTCAGCAGTAGCTCACACGTCCAGGCGCGGAGCTTCGATTCATCAAGCTGGGTCCGGGCTGTGATCAGGTGCGCCCATCGGACGGGCGCGGCAGGAGTGAAGTGGGTTTCGGTGGATGCCATGGATGTGATTCAGAGAAGGGATTTGAGGCTGCAGGCCAGGCGGATCAGGTGATGGATCGCGCCGGACCGGGTGAGGCCGAGCTCAGCCGCCACGCGATCGACGGCGGCCAGGGTGTCGGGGCGCAGCACCGAGAAGACCCGAACGGATCCGGCCTGGCGGCTGCGGCCATAGAGGCGAGGGCGCCGGGGAGGCGTGGCGGAGGGCTCAGACATGGAGGCTCAGCAGGCCCCATCGGTGAGGCTCGGCAGGGTGGGCAGCGAGCGTGGCAGGGATGAGCCGCCACTGATCCGGCCGGGGCTGCTTCGTGGCCCGCAGCCATTCCGCTGCGGACTGGGCCAGGCGGAACTGATGAGCCTGGCCGGGGCTGGCCACCAGCTCGTCGGTGCCCTGCCAGCGGCCATCCGGGGCCTGGAGAAGCCAGGCCATGCGGGTGAGGGTTGTCATGGCTCCACCCAGTCGTTGATGTGACATTGCCTGGCGTCTTCGGGGATCTGGCCAAGGTCGCCCGAGAGGCCGGAGCAGTCGCCCCGGAGATCGGAGCAGTCGCCCCAGAGGCCGGAGCAGTCGCCCCGGAGATCGGGGCTGATGACGCCCGAGAGGCCGGAGCAGTCGCCCCAGAGGCCGGAGCAGTTGCCCCGGAGATCGGGGCTGATGACGCCCGAGAGGCCGGAGCAGTTGCCCCAGAGGCCGGAGCAGTCGCCCGAGAGGCCGGAGCAGTCGCCCCGGAGATCGGAGCAGTTGCCCCGGAGATCGGGGCTGATGACGCCCGAGAGGCCGGAGCAGTTGCCCCGGAGATCGGGGCTGATGACGCCCGA